CATTTATCACTCCAACAGCAGCAAGCCGCCGTTCTCTTGCACCAAGTTTTCGCCGTTTTCGGTTTCCAAATGCATAAAAAATTACCCCTTAAAACTTATGCCCACCCTCTCGCCGGATTAGTAGGCACATTAATTGTTATTTCGTTAAGCATATTAGCATCAAAATTGCTTGCATCTATAACACGCAAATTAGCGTGGAACCCCGACACCGCCTTCATCACCGGAGCCGCTACGCCGTCCTCTTCGATGACCTCGCCCGTGGGCTTGTAGACCGCGCCTATGACATCGAGCGCGTACCTGTGGCCGTCCGTGACGTGCCATCCGTCCTCGCCCTTGGTGACGACGCCTGCGGCTTCTAGCGCCTCGTACAGCGCGGCTTCAGACTTTGCTTTGAGGTAGATGTCCATGGTTAAGCCGTCAGTGCTTGGAGGGTGGAGTTAGGCAGGCGCACGGGGTAGTAGGCGATGCGGCGGATGTAGCCCGCTTTCACTCTGTTTAAGCCCGCGTGGTCTGACCCAATGTCAAACCTTGTAAGCCCAGTCGGAATTGTTGCGGAACTATCGGTTGCTACCGCGCCGCCGTCTTTACAAGCAGCAAGGTCATTCGTTGCATATGCCCCGCAAAATTTGGTGTTTGTGTTAGCAGAAACGGCTACTGCCGCTGAAGCATTACCGTCAAACACGCCGCCACTTGCAGTTATTAGTTGCACGAAGCCAGTTGAAGTAACATTATCAACCACTGCGTTGTTGTAAGAATTGTCGCTCGCCCTTACAAGAAATTGATTACCACCAGAAGCAGGCTGCGAAAGAGAAAATTCCACAAACATTGAGCCGCTTGATTGGTTATACCACGACGAGAAATTCGTCCCCGTCATGCTCGCCGCATCTGCATTGCGCGTCAGGGCGGTGGTGGTCGTGGGGATGTAGGAGGTAGCAAAGGCTCCGGCTTCAAGTTGAGCGCCCCAGACAATAATCTTGTCTGTTGCCGCAGTGGTTGTTGTTGGGTTTAGCCCGGCGGTTGACTGACCTGCGGGCAATGGCGAAATTAATACGCGACCAGTTGTGCCGGTGTGAGTAGCGCCAACTGCAATTCGATAAAACCCATTGCCGACATTACTGACAGTTCCGACAACATTAGTTGCGCCGCCAGCCGCCTCTGCTCCTCTCGTAATCGCGCCTGTTGACAAATTAACATTCATAAACGCGCCCACGGATGCGCCGTTGTCATATACAACTTGAACAAATGGAGCGCCATCCGATTTAACAAACACTGACGCAACATAACCAACCGACGCAGAAACAGTTACCGATTGCGAAACTAAGTGCGCTGCGCTAGATGCAGCCGGAGTTATCGTATCCGCACTTGTTGTCCCATCTGGGGCAACCGAAGTGTTAGTTGAAACAGTTGCGTTTAACGCAGTCCATGTCGTCCCAAAATCCGCGCTCTGCAAACACAGATTCGTCCGCTGCTCCTCGATCAGCAAGCCCTGCGCGGCAAGCGTGGAGGGGTTGTAGTCAAAGCGGGCCTCGCCAGAAGCCGCCGTAGACAGTACGCCAGACGAGTTGAAGAACGTCGCCGTGGTTGCGCGGGTAAAGGTGATGCGGGGATCGAGCGGATTGTTAATGAAGTCAAGGTTAAGCGCGGGGTACGGGTTGACCAGAGGCGGCAGCCCCAACGACAGAATTGACGGCAACCCGATAGGAACGCCGTTGCGAATGTCGTCCCCGAAACTCATCGGATGTTGATAGGTTTAGCAAAAATTGAGCCGCCAGAAACCTGTTGAATGGCGCTTACTCGCCACGGCGCGCCGGTGCCTTCAGGCACTTTAAACGCGATAGGCACGCCCGCGGGGATCGGAGTGCTAGAAGTCGTTGCAGTCACACCCTCGCCTACAACAATGTATGCGTTAGTTGTTGACCACACTACTACGCCCTGCGGGCCAGACTGCCAAGTCGCCGTGGAGCCAGCGGTGCCCGTGTACGCTACCGTACGACCGGGGTATACGGCATCGGCCATCGGATTAAGAAGTTCCATGTTCTACCCTCACGCTAAGAAGCGCAGTTTATAAATGGTCGTAAGATACAACGTCAGTATCTCATCAATCAAATTTTGTAGAGGAGTATCCTCTTTACTACAAACCGTGTAACGCATTTCCTCAAGCGTCTTCAGCTCGTCCTGCAAAAAGTCGAGCACATTGTTCGTCTTTTTAGCCGTTTGTAACGCAATCGGACCAATCAGGCCGTAACGGCCCTGATAGGCCTCTGCGAAGCTGTCTGCGAGCGGAATGACCCCTTCGTAAAACTTCTGCAACGCCTTGTGTTTTGCAAAGTTACGCGTGTTGAGGTGCGTAGAGTGCGTCACATCGCGCGCAAGGAACAAGTGCCCGATAAAGACTTCACAGGTCATAGCGGCATCCCTTCAGGCGGCATACCCATCTCGCGGGGGGCGCTAGGCGCCACAAGCTCACCGGTCGATAGCATGCCAGCCAGCGTGCCCATAATGATGTCTTGCACCTGCTCCTGAGTTAGACCGCTCTCGACCGCTTTAATTCGATCCGTCTCGGCATTGTACGCCTTGACCTGAGCCTCAAACTCCTTGATCTGCACCTCGCGGGCTTCCATCGACTGCTGCACACGGCGGAGCATGTCCTGCATCATCTGCATCTCTTGCGCCATCACTTCCATCTGCTGATTGGCGGCTTGCAGGGCCGGGTCTTCCTCGTCCGCAAGCAGCTTCGGATCAATCATCTTCTGAAGCCGCTTGCTGATCTCCTGAGCGCCCGGCCAGTCCATGTTCTTAACAAACAAATCGCCAGCCACCGCCCAAAGCTGCGGGTTGGCCTGCAAAATTTGCCCCATAGCGTCCATGGCTTCCTGCCGCTTGGTCGCGTAGGACGGGCCGGTCGTGACCGCCACGTCGTACTTACCAACAGACGGGTTGTAGATTTTCTCAATCACGATACCCGTCTCGTCCATGATCCGGCGGACCGGTTCGGCTTGCATCGGGTCGATGCGAACCGTGTTGGTTTCGCCGTCAATGCCAATGATGCGCGCGATGCGCTGGGTGTCGTAAATCTTCGGGATCAAGTCAACGAGTTGGCGCGTCCCATAGCGGATAGCACGAGCGAGGTTGTCTACAAAGTGGTATGTGCCTGTGTCGCCTTGCCGTTCACGCGCCAAGATGGCCCGACCGGTGCGCTCGTTGGAGCGCATGCCGAGACTTGCATCATACTGGCCGGTAGAGGCCTTGATGTCGTCGGCAGCGCCCATTTTCGCCTGAATCAAGCCCGTCTGGGCGAGCGGCGGAGGTGCGCGTTGTGGCAGCGGCAGGATGTTTCCCTGCCCGTCTGTCACGTCGGGGTTAACTTCTAGGTACGGCCAGTTGGTCGTGTTGGCCGTCTTCCATTGGGTTTCGTAGCCTTCAAACTGGCCACCGTAGCCAATAAACGGCGCCTTGGGGGCCAGAGCCAGCATCTCGGCTTCTTGGGACACCCAGTAGTTGTACATGCGCTGGGCGTCCTTGGCGTTACGCACAAGGCCCGACACGTACATACGGCCGTCTACTTCAAACTCGTTGCCGATCACGCGGATTACAGGAATCCACTTGCCCGGCCATTCAGAGGATTCCAGAATCTCGTAGCCGTTGGTTTTCAGCCACTTGACGCGCTTAACGTCAACTTCGCGCTTGCGGATGGGCTGGAGGCCCAGCATCTCAAGCTCACGCGCCTCGGGCGAACCCGCGTACGCCGTTTGGTTGCCGGCGTACAGGTTCAGCGTCTCTCGGCTGTGCTCTTTGTAGAAATACTCGGCAATACGGACAGTATTCTGGTTGATCCACTGCGACAGCGCCTGGTCGCCGACACCGCGCTGCATAACCGTTGAAATCGGCTCTGCATTGGGGTACATGCGCTCAAAATCCGACTTCTGGATGTCTTCGGTGATGAAGCACCACTCGGCATCCGCCCCGCAAGGGTCTTGGATGGTCGGGTCCATGTAAACACTGAAGCTATTTCGGATGCGACCGATACGAAGGTCTTGGTCAAACGTGTTCTCGTCGCAGTATTCCGTCAAAATGCGGAAATACCCCTCGCCGTACGTGACCTGGTTGTCGCACGCGGTGTCGTAAGCGACATCCGCATCGGAAATATACTCAATGTGACGGACAATTCCGTCAAAAATCTCAGCGACCTCAACGTCCGCCTTGTCATCGACCGGGATAACCTTGCCGGCCGGCCGGTTCTGACGCTGATCGTTCGTCACCTGCCGTACGTGCAGCGGCAGCTTGTTGATTGTAAGGCACGGGCGCGCGTTGAGCGTCTGTCCCTGCACCGATCCGCGCTGCGCCAGCACGTCCTGTGGCCATTGCCACTGGTTGTCGGGCGAGCCTGCCATGAAGCGCAGGTCATCTAGCTCGTCCTCACGGCTGTCTGAGTACGCCGCGAGGGCGGAGGTCAACCGCGAGCGGGCCGTAGCCAGCACGTCCGCCGGATCGCGCGAGGCTTTGCCTCGGTCGGTGGGCGTGTTAGCGACGCGTGCCGCGCCGCGCAGCCCTGTGGGGTCTTTAGCCATTATTTGCGCTTCTTACCTTGAGCCTTACGCTTGACGGAGTACGCAATCGCCACGGCCTGCTTCTGCGGCTTGCCGGCCTTCATTTCGGCCTTGACATTCGTGCGGAAGGCAGACTTGCTGCCAGACTTGACGAGGGGCATTAACGCTTCCTCATCAACGTGGGACGAAAGTCAACAGTCGTACGGATAACGTCCGGGCGCCGCATCGGCATGCGCATCGGTCGCGCCGGGCGCTGCGTCGGCTGCTGGGCCTGCGAGCTGACCACCGTGTCCTGAACCAGCGCGCGCGGATTCACGCCAATCGGGTTGTACGGAATTCTAGCCATGGAATTACCTCTTTTTAGCCGTTTTAGCCGACTGACGGAACGCCTTGGCGGTGGGCGCGCCCTTGCTGCCAGGCTTGCGCATCTTCTCGCCCGACCCTGCCTTGATTCGTTCGCGCTTGGCGTGGATATTAGCGTACAAACCCGTTTTAGCGGCCATTAGTTGCACTTCCAGCGTCTAAGCGACGCCTTTGCTCGTTCAGCCGGCCCTTTGGCCTTGGCTACAACGCCCTTCATTCGCGCGCAAAAAGACTTCTTACGCCCTGCGTCCGCCTTAGTCTTCGGACTCGGGGCCGGAGCCTTCAAGTTGCTGCCCGTAGCGCGGTTATACTTAGCCCGACCCTTGGCCGTCAAGCCCGCGCCCTTAGACACGGGCTGCTTCTCGCCCCGACCGACCGACAGACTGACCGTTTTGCGCGCCATTAAGCTCCCATCCAGCTGCTTGTCATGCTGCCTCCACGCTCGGCGGCGATGCGTCTTGGCTTGTCCCGCGCCTCGCGGTTAGCGAGCGGGTAGGCGAAGGTGACGGCGAGCGCGTCCGCTGCGTCGGGTGACGCTTGCCCGCGTGCCTTCATCTCCTTCTTCCCTTCCAAGAACAGCGTACCTGACGAGTTAGGCTTGACGTGTGGCCCACAGAGGTCAGACTTGAGGAGCCGATCGCTTGGGATGCTCGCCGAGCGTAGCCACTCCCGCATGTCGCCCCACATCTCTGCCCGCTTGTTGCCCCACATCACCGGGTTCTTGGCCTTCCAGCCAAAGTTCACCCCACGTACCTTATACCTCTGCTCTTTTAGCCGGTCAAGTACGCCGTAGCCCAAACCGCCCTCGTCGATGACGGTGAGCGCGGGGTTGAACTCCTCAATAGCGTCGATGACGCGACCGACGGTCGTCATGGTGTCCTCGCCTCGGTGGCGCCGGATTGCAACGATGTCGCGCCCCTGCCTTACGACGATGACGGTCGAGTCAGCGCCCCCGCGCGCGGGGTCAACGCCGATTACCCGAGGGGCGCTTTCATCCTTGAAACGAACTCTTGCCATAGCTTCGTCCACCAGGCGAGGACTGATGAACTGGTCGTCTCCGTCGGAGGGGAACTCTCCATACACTTCGACCTTGGCTTGGCTGCTGTCGGCGCCGTACTCGGCGATGATCTGCTCGTAGACCGCTTTGTCGGTGTCTTCGACTTGGCGCGCGTCGATGTTTTGCGTTGTCCAGAACTCTCTTTTCGCGTTGAAGCACTCATAGAAATACCCCTCGTTGCGTCGCGGGTTGCTGAAGGACAGCCAGAAGCGATGCGGCGTGTTCTCCGTAAAGAAGCCCGCCGTCACCGACCAGATACTGTCTGGGATACCACTGGCCTCGTCGAAGATGACTAGCACACCGTCGTGGTTGTGTACGCCCGCGTACGCGTCGGGGTTCTCCTCCGACCAGAGTCGCCCTTCGACCGACCAGTACCGCGTGCCTTTCTTAAGGTCGCGCTCGACGATCTCCGCGAGCCACTTGGCGGGCATCACACGCGTCGCGGACACCTCGAACCAATGACTGTTGATGAGCAGCGCCAGCCACTTAGTCACCTCGGCCCAGGTGACCGAGCGTAGCTGCGCCTCGCTGTTGGCCGACACGATGGTCGTCGAGCCTATGCGGGTCGCTAGCATCCATAGGATGAGCCAGCTCACCAAGGCCGACTTACCAATGCCGCGCCCCGAGGCGGTGGCCATGCGCAAGACTTCATAACTGGTCGCCGTTTTGTTCTTGGCGATGTGCGCGGCGATGTCCCGCAGCACCTTGCGCTGCCACCGCCTCGGGCCGTCAAAGTGCTCCAGAGGCGTGCCCTTTTGCTTCCAAGGGAAGGCGAACAGCACGAACGCCTCGGGGTCGTCCTTGACAGATC